ATATTGTTTTCCGTTATATTCAATACCTAAGGCTATCTTCATTGGAAAATACTCCTAAAACGATTTCAAATTTGACCGCACATTGCCCGAAAAGAAAAAACACCAATAACTCATCATTATTGGTGTTCTTATCACAAGCTAAAAATTAAGCACGTTTGAAGTCAAAATGTACAAATTTTAAAACACCAATTTTTAGATAATAAAATCAGTTTATTATGTGTCTGTGCTATTGTTTATTTCCGAAATTATATATATTTTTCCGAAACTACAAAAGTTACAGGGTTGTAATAATGCCATAAAATATGAATAAAGACATCCGGATGTTTCAAAATACCTATCATGCCAATATGGAAGAAGTTGCGGAGCTTCTAGATTAAGGCAGAGTTTCAGGGAATGGATCGTCTGTTATCCAACTGATAACAGGCATCCTCATGTAGTCAAGGTCAGATGTTGGTACTTTATCCTTGAACCTTAATTCAATATAAGCTCTATCACCTATACTGGCAACATACACTACTGCAACCTCATCACCGTCATCGCTATAAAAAGGAAGCATAATGGGGGTTTTGGTACGGAAGCCGACTGGTATTCTTGGAGATGGTAAAATATCCATTCGCTTGGCGTGATTTTTCCTTGTGAATTTGGGATTACTACTTCCATAAAAAGAGATAGTGTCCCATCGACCTGTATTGAAAGAACACTCAACTCTGTTATTCATTCGCCTTAGATAAATAGCACCCTCTTTAATATTCACAGAAGAGTTACCCATTCGTCTAGGGCCAGTATCTCCTGATATAACAATCCATTTGTTGTTTTGTTTCTGCCACAAGTATGCCCCAACGCCTGCGCCGTTTGTTGAGTAATAAAAACTCCCGTTCGGCTCTCTACCTGTAATCTTTCCGTCTGTTGTATCAGGTTTATCTGGTCGTCCATTTCCAGTAATGATCGTTGAATCACTAGATTGACCACCACCATCTGTCGGAATTTTCTTTTCAATCCGTCTAATTTCACTGCCGACAAATTCAGCGAATTCAGTCACGCCAGTTTGAAATGTCATTATTTATTGTAACCTCTGTTATAAGCTTCTTTTAAATTCACACCGTCTAGAGCGGTGAATTTTTGATTGAGTGTAGTTAATGCTTCATTGGTTTGTGAGATTTTTTGAATTAATTTATTCAGTCCATCTTCGCCTGTTTGAATGCCTTTTAGCATCTCACCAAGCTCTTTAAAAGTATCAATGCTTGCATCTACTTCGCCACCCAATAACTCATTTTTGATATCAGATTTCGCTTGGTTTAAAAGCTCAAATATCTTTTTAGCTGACAATGTTGATATCTCATTTGTCGCACTGTCATTAATGCCTGATGCGCCGCTTGATAATTCATTAAGTCTTTGTCCGAATTCAATCATCGCAGCAACGATTGAATCTTTATGCGTTGTCGGTAAGCTCTCAAGATTTCCGATTGCGGTTTTGATTTTCTTATTTTCTTGGCCTAAGTACTCAGCGAACTCTGTTAAAACTGTGGTAATTTCTGGTCTTGCCATACTATAAGGCTCCTATTTTGTAGAATGTGATTAAATCTGATAATGATGGGACTTTTTGAGTATCGCCAATTTCTTTTATTAGCCGGACTTTTACTTTGATTTTTGGCTTTGTCCGCTTAACTAGCTTAATGATCACTCAGCCTCCGTTACGTCATGAATAAGTGTAAATCCACCACCAGCAAGCGTTTGAACCAAGCCTTGCTGACTAGTGCATTGTAAATCCCAGGTAGCAAATTCCCATTTTGCTCCTTGTGTTTTATCGTGTGAGATAGAAACGGTCACAATATTTTGATTAACAGTTATCTCACCTGTTTCAGTTGATAATTTAATCAATTCACCTTTCTTTGGTTTGATCCACATATCAAAACGAGAGCCAGTTAAATCTGATTGAGATTCATCATCTTCTAGCAGTTCGAAAGACCATCCATCATCATCGCCACGCACTGTTTCTAGTTCGATATTTTCCATATTCTCTCCAATAAAAAACCGCACTTTAAAAGTGCGGTTGTTTTGTTGTTTACTGCTCTACTTTTCCACCGGCAAACATATATGGGTTTACATAGCCTATATATGTTTCAGGACTGAAATCTTCAGGTTGAGCCTTAACTAGCTCACCTAAAGCCCATTCATAAGGAATTTTTTCCCACCCTGGTACAGCTTGGATAGTGAAAGTATTTACAGATAAAGATTCTTTTCCTTCATCCTTTTTAGCTTTTGATACATAAGATGCAATAGTGACAAAAGTACTATTATTGACATAGTCAACTTGTAGTCCTGTAACCACATGATGCTCTGCCACTGAACCAGTGCGAACATCTTCGATTTGTTTTGTGATGTATTTCATTTTTACTCCTTATTGAGACATTGTTGTTGTGTTTGATACTGCGTATGCTGTAACGCATATTTTTGGGGCACCACCGCCAACATCAAAAAACTCTGGCGGTGTATTTTCTACGTGGTGCGTATATAAATACCTATGCGATTGATTAGCCTCAACCGTGAATGTTTTATGCGAATTAACGATAAAGAAAACACGCTTGACCGGTGACGCGGATATATTTATCCACGCTTGATAAAAATCAATAGTTTTATAAACCCTAGCAATAAACACCTCGCACAAATTACCACCAACCAACTGATTAACCTCAAGCGTTCCTGTGAATTTACCAGTTACACCTTCTAGTCTTGCTGCTTTGATTACCCCACCTTCAACAATAGCACCTTTTACCGTACCACCACTTACCACTGCGCCATTAACCGTGCCACCATTGATTGTTGCACCATTGACGGTGTTACCAGTAATGACTCCACCAGTTATTCTTGGCGCTCTAATCTCCTGATTGGCCAGAATATGGTCGCCGCGGATTGTATTGGCAATGATACTACCACCGTGCACTTCCGTTAAACCGGCATTAGACCATGGACTAGGTTGCGTTGTGTATTCTGTACATTCTTCTAGCATTGGTCGTCCAACAAACATCCAACAGCCATTTTCATTTGAGCCGTCTGCGTCGTAGAAAAAGAAAAATACATCAACGCTTACGCCATTAGGCGGTACTTGAAACTTAATAAACGCTCGTTCTGCATCATTAATACCTACAAAGTTTTTGTTTTTGGGTACGCTAGATGTGGTTTTATGCAATAGCCATTCTCCGTTGCGTCCTCGCACATCAATATAAATTTCAACCTTAGTACAATTATGATTACCCATATAGGCAGAAACCATATACCAGCTATCAGCATTAACAGCCACATTCTGGTAAAAACCAGTGCGTGTTGATGCGTTACCTGTTCGTCTATTGTGGAATCTAACGATGTTTTCATTGGGTAGATATCCACCTTTTCTGAATCCATAATCTGGATCTTGAAAGCATCTTCTTTCACCTTTCTGAGCGTTCGATAGTCCATCCTCAAATAAAGTCCACCCATCAGGAACACCGTTTGTTGGATTTGCAAAAATAGGATTGTAAAATAGGTTCGCACCTGAACCCGATGACAACTTATCTCTCGTCACAGACCCAGCTACAACCAAATCACCACGAATACCGACTTGACCATCAGCTACACTAAATACAGGTTTGACATTACCATCATTAGCATTAGCAACAATTCCGAATTTATCAGCCATGACAATGACCGAACTCTCTTCCTGGTTAGCACCAAGTGCGATTCCAGCAACAGCAGTCCGTCCACCAGCAATAGCTTGTGTTTTGATTGTGTGCATCGAGCTAACTTTGCCATTAAGTCCAGCAACAGCACTGCTCACTTGCGATACTGTTGATTCAGCATTGCCAACTTTAGCGGTTAAAGCGTTAATTTGTTGTGCATTTGCTTTATCACTTTGCGCTTGTGCTTGTCTTACTGCAGTAATTCCTGATAAAGCAGATTCAGCCTTCGCTGTCACAGTTTTGATGGTTTCAGCTTGTGCTTGGTCTGCTTTTTCAAGATTTTTTATTGCGGTTCCTGATGATTGAGCTTGTGCAGCTATTTGAGCTAATGCACCAGCGACAGCAGTTTGTCTTGTTTTAGCTTCTTCCCCAACTGCATTATTAATATCATCTTTAAGGGAGTTGATGAGCTCTTGGCCAAGTTGGGATTTAGTAATTTTCCCTTCTAATGCATTTAACAAGTTATCTGGATTATGGTCAGCTTCACCAAATACAGATTCAGTAAATTCGCCTTTATTTCCTTGTTTATCCACGCCTCTCAAAAAGAAATAGTAACCAGTCGATAAAGGCACACCATTGATAACATAGTTACTTTGAGGATATGGTAGTGTTGCCACTTTCACTGCAGTGCTTATGTCATTTGTATTGCTACGCCAAATCTCAGTGCTAAACCCAGGTGTAAATGTCTTAGGTAAATCCCAATCAAGCTCAATCGCAAACAATAGCGATTTAGTTACAAATCTAGGGATGTTGAGATTAATCTCAAATGATCGTGTTACGGGGTCTGACAGTTGGCCACTTTGGTTTTTAGCTCTGATTTCTGCGATATAACTACCATCAGGCAACCCTTCAAATGATATTTCTGGACTTTTTAAGTCTAGATATGTTTTGAAAACCTTTCCGTTTCGATATAACCGCACTTCATAGGTTAATATCGTATCTGTTGTGGGTACTGACCAAGTGAGTCTTATACCATCAGCACTATAAACTACATCAACATTAGTGACTTTTGTTAGTCCATTGTGCATAGTTGTTACAACAGGCACAAAGCTTGCACTACCATCAACAATCGCTTCTTTTTGCGGTTCATGCTGCAGTGCAGTTATGGTATAACTTCCGTCATCGTTTTCAGTAATGCCGAGAGCACGGTAAAGCTGAGTAGATACTTGCGGTGTTTTTAATACCCAATCATCCATCACATTCAAACCAACAGGATTGGTTTCTAATGTAACAACTGATTTATTTGTATTATCTACATTGATGATTTTGATTTTCACCAACTGCATTTCATCATTGAGATAACTTAAATAGCTATTACCAGTGATTTCTACAGGTTGATCAAGTGTTACTTTCTTGCCGTTTATCGCTACAACTCGTCCACCAAGTGTTTTACCCGCAAAATCATTATCAGCAATTTCAATGATGTCACCTGGTAAATGCAATAATCCTTGGCGGCCTACTACAAAGGTAATAGTACATTGTTCAAGACGAGATGTTTCTAATACCCATTTGCCGTATCGGTGAGCTTGCCCACGACTTGTACAGCCATAAGCTGTAATTTTCTTAACATTGTAGCCATAGCGAGCAATCATTAAATCATCGGCAACGTACTCAACCGCCTTTTGATAGAAGTTACGTTCATCAGCATATTCAACTTCTACTGCAGTAAAAATTGTCTTTCCTGCTGCGAATTGGCGAGAGAATTTACCATCAACTACATTTGATTGAGTATATAAACAAACTGGATCTGATGTTCTATCTTGGATAGCTGAAAACTGCGTTCCATTCCACACTGCAATAGAGCGAAAAACAGAAGCCATGTCTGATAGCACGTTATAGGCATCACGCTGTTCTGTAATCCATAGATTAGATACCATTCGTGGTTCTTTGCCACCATATCCATCATCGACTAATTCATCACAGTATTTTGCAATTTGATACAGCTGAAACTTATCTAATCCGTATTCCCCAATTCGTTTACCTAGTCCAGCCAATGAATTAGTGACTAAGTCGTAAAAAATCCATGCGGGATTATCCGTCCACTCTTCCTTCCAGTCACCGCGCCAAATACCCGGTGCATACGTTCTTGTTTCAGGATTATATGTACTTGGTACTTTCACCAATCGGCCATAAAGCAATAGATTTACATTAGGGAAATTTGGGTTATATCGTGAATCCGTTTTAATGCCAATTAATGCCATGTTTGGGTATGACAATTTGGTATCAATGATTTCTGTATAGCTGACCCAGTGAGTCCCATTCTGTAACCGCTGTGATTTACTATCGGCCGTTAATCTTTTAACTGTAATGGTAAATGGTTTAGGCGGTAAATTATCAATGATATAACTGCGATAAAAACGAGATGATGATTTACCACTAATATTTTTTACCGTGCGACTTTGCCCATTGATTAAGATTTCAAGTGATACAGATGTTCCCTCTGTATCGCCATTATCATTTTGAGAAAATAACGCGCTTACGCCACATGTAATTCTGAGACGTGTCACATCAGGATCAATGACAGTTCTTGTTACAGGGGTAACATTTTTAATTTCAGCGCCAACTGATACTTCACGCTCTGACATTTCAAAGCCCTGTAGTGGCATTTGGTCCTGTGTGCCGAGTGTATATGCTATCTCTGTGTTTTTGAAATTGAAACTTGACTCATCATTATCATCAACACCGTTTGCATTTTGGATTGGCGTATTGTCAAAGTAAGTCGATTTCCATTTATTGGCTGGACCTTTGATTGGACCAAGAGAGATTAAACCAATAGCACGTAATCGTTGCGAAGAACGAAGGCTATCAGGTGCTTCATGTGGTGTGCGCGCTGAACCTTGGCTTTTACCGCCCATAAGTACCTCTTTAAAAGAAAACCGCCTATAAGCAGTGCCTATAAGCGGTTAAATTTATTAGTGATATACTGATTTACTACCTAAACATCGTCAAATGTTTCAATCCCTTGAGACACCAGTACAAGACTGGTCATCATCTTACCGTACAATAACGGAATAGGTCTCCCTTGCGGAGTTAAATTACGAAGATTGCTGAATGATGTACTTTGTTTTTTTTCACCTTCATCAATTTTAGTATTCATATCTGGAGGTCTAGAGAGTAATGTTATTGCACCACCCAATGCCATGGCCGCACCAGATACACCAAACATTAATGCAGTGCCATATCCGACACCATAATATTGGTAACTGATAATACTCGCTGCAATAATTACAATGCCAGCAACAATTTGAAATATTCCAGCTCCATTCTTACCAGAACCAACAATCACTGGCGTAAAATGCACCGTACAATCATTTTTCAATGAGATAATAGGCGTTGTTTTTAATTGTTCTTCGGATAGATATTTACTGCCAATACGAACTTTATAATAGCCATTTTTCAAATGCTCACGTAAGCCACTAATTTGAGATAACAGTCCACTCATCAATTCTCTGAAATTACTTACTTCAAGTTCAATCGGCTCACGGCCAAATCGTTTAAGATCGCCATAAAATTTAATTTTTGCCATTCTGAATGTCTCCAAATTGAATGCGTTGAATTAAGCCAAAAACCATCATAAGGTACACGTGCAGAGAGACGACTTTCACTATGATGAACCATCATCTGATCACCTAGATACACTCCTGCGTGATTAGCGAAACTTGCACCTACTTTAATTAAAATCACATCGCCAAGCTGCGGTTCTTCATCAAAAGGAATTTTTTCAAATCCACAACGAGCCAAGCCTTCTTCATATAAATTGGAGTGCTCAAACCATTCAAATTCGTAAGTGGATTGATCGGGCAATTCAATACCGGCTAACATATAACAATCAAGAATGATATTTCGGCAATCTTGTTTATTGTTTTCAAATTGACGACCAATCAGCGGTGAAATAGAACGGA